ATGCTTATTTGCCAATTCGGAAAATAAGGCGCATTCATTATTGCGGTAAAATCTGGAACCTCGATATAAATGAAGATGAAACATTCTGTGTTGGAATAGGCTACGCAGTTCACAATAGTGCATACGGGACAAGCCTTCTCCGTCCGCTCTTGAAAATCCAAGCCTTGATAGATCAATTGGAAGACGACATGGCTGTAATTGTGCACACTTACGCCAAACCAATGCTTGTTGTCAAGGCTGGAACGCCTGAAAGACCTTGGACGGATACGCAACTCCAGCAGCTTGTTGAAGCCTTCAGAGACCGCAAGCCGGCCACAGACGTTTTCGTGCGTGGAGACGTGAATGTCGATGTTGTCCCAAGCCTAACCAAAGACGTTAACGTAACGTTTTGGCTTGACTATTTGCTCCGCCAACGTGAAGCCGTCCTAGGCGTGCCAAAAATTTTCCTGGGCTACTCAGAGGGAACCAACAGGGCTACAGCGGAAATTATAATGCAGGAGTATGTGACAAGGCTTCGCATGATGCAGGAAATCATCGGCGACACGCTTGAAACAGTCTTGTTCAAACAGCTCATCAGGGACGAGTTCGGCGAGGGTGTTGAGGTTCCAAAAGTTAAGTGGAAACCTCTGTGGGAGCCTCCGTTAGCGGATAAAGCGAAATACCTCTGCGACCTTGTGGACAAAGGCATAATATTGCCCAAAGAAGCCCGAACACAGCTTGGCTTCCCAGAAGAGTATCCGATAACCACGCCTGAAGAGCTTCAAGCCATTCTGAAACGGAACGGGGTCAAGCCCTGATACGGGGTATTTTTCGCTTGCTCAACACCCTTTATAAATGCTCAATGTTATTGAGCGTGATTTAATGGCGTTTTTCGGCTTTCCAAGGCGGGGCGAGCAGCGGGTTTACGCTTACCGCACTATGCGGGACGAGAAGGTTTGCGACGAGTGTTCCGCCCTTGATGGACATGAGTTTGTCTGTGAAGAGGATGAGGATCCAACCCGCTATTTCGAGTATGCCGAGCAGTGGGATGAGGAGATAGACTCTTGGAAAGTCAACTTGCATCCGCATTGTCGCTGCTGGCTTGAGCTTGTCGACGTTAACAAAGAGGAATGAAAATGCCGGGAATTGATGAGACAACTAACACTTTCCGTTACCGGGTTCAAGACCCAGACAAGTTTGACAAGTTTAGGGTTAAGCCCATCACTCAAGGCGTGAAGATTACGTTGGGAAGGGTTAAAGGAACAAACCGCTGGGAGATTCAAAGCTACATTTTTGACAAGACGCGGTTCAAGGACAAGGAAAGCGTCAAAAATTGGCTTGAAAAGCATTTGAAAAGCGAGCTGCAGCTTCTTTTGGACTTTAAAGCTTGGAACGAGCTTCGCATGCGGTTTTTGAAAGCTTACCTGGATATTTCCCGCATTGACTGATTTCACGGGTATCAAATAATCCGAGGTGTAAAAGAATGAGTTTTGAAGCTGCGAAGTGGACAACCAAATACATCAACGATCTTCCAGATTCAGCCTTTGCTCTGATTGAGCCCGGCGGCGAAAAAGACGAGGAGGGTAAAACTGTTCCGAGGACGTTGAGGCATCTGCCGCACCACAAGCCCGACGGAAGCATTGACCTGCCACACTTGCGAAATGCTATGGCCCGTGTAACCCATATCAAGCCTAAAAACATGAGTAAAAGCGAGGCTGTTCAAAAGGCGCATGACCATCTTTTGAAGCATTACAAGGAGTTGGGCATGACTCATCCGCCGTGTTCAGTGCCCGGCTGCAAAGGCTACTATCCAAAAGAGGAGAAGAAAAGCATGCTTGAAGACTGGCAGGCGTTTGCTGCTTGGCATGAAGCCTACCTAACGCGGAAGTTTCAAGGCTTAATGTTTCCGGCCATTGTGGAGTGAACATGGGCAGAAACCAGAAGAAAAGGCGCAAGCTTCGCCGTTTGAAGATTCTTGGCTTGATTTAGAGGTGTAAAGCATGCAACTGCGTTATTATGTGCCTTTTAAGGCAGTTCAGAGCGCCGACCAGAAGGAAGCTCAGTTTCCAATCAAGGAGCAGCTTGTGGTAATCGAGGGCGTCGCCATTGACACAAGCGTCAACAAAAACAAGTGGCAGGTTCCCCGCGAAGACCTTGAATATATCGTTGAAACTTTGAAAGGAGCCCAGCTCCGCGTTGACCACGCTGAATCAGCACTTATGGTTGTGGGTAAAGTTGTGGATGCAAGCCTTGACGGAGACCGCGTGCTTTTCAGAGCTGAGGTTGGAGACGAAAGGCTCATTGACAAAATCATAAGGGGCTACGTTACGCATGTTAGTATTCAAGTTGACAGCGACGAGGTTGAATGCAGCAAATGCAAGCGTCCAACACGCAAAGAGGGCAGGCTTGTCCACCTTTGCCCGGGTGCTTGGGAAGTTGTCCGAAAGCCGAAAGTGCGCGAGTTAAGCATTGTCGCAAGCCCGGCTTACGAGAACACAAGCTTTCAGCCTTTAGGCTTCTATGCAGCTATGAACGAGGCTCAGTGGGGCGCAATAATTGAGTCTTTAACCAAATCGGGTGTTTTGGAGCCTTCTCCTTCACAGTCATCCGTTTCACCGGATGATAATGTGGGTTCTAAGCCCGCTGGGCTGCAAGAACCCGAAACAAAAACTGTTCAAAAAGCGGGTGAGGTGAAGCCCATGTCCGTTAACGCGGAACAGAAGGCTTCACCGCAAGTGGCTCAGGCAACAGTCAACGTTGCACCCGGAGAAACTTCACCGAAGCAAGTAGAATACGAGGACTTCATGAAGCAAGTTGAAAAACTCATGGAGCAAATCAAGGGCGAAACAAGCGAGGAAGCAATTGAGGCTTTGGAGGCCAAAGTTCGCGCCCTCGAGGCTGAACTGGCCAAGCGCGTTAAGAAGGCAACCCTCAGCAAGAAGCTGAGCGAGTTGTCTAAACGCTTGGCTGAGCTTGAAGCCAAGAAGGGCGAAGAGGCAGAAGAGGCAGAAGAAGCCGAGGAAGCGGAAGAGGCTGAAGAAGTTAAAGCGCCAGCCCCTGTCAGCGAAGCTAAAAAGAAGGGCTCTGCTGGAAAAGGCATTGTTGCCGTTGACGTCCTTGAAAAGGATGTTTTGGCGAACTACGACTGGTTTAAGGACTTGTTGAAGGCTCACCGCAAGCTTGTAGGCTTCCAGTAGAGGGGTGATTTGCCATGTCTTTTGAAGCTCGAGTCGCTGGAAACATATTCAGTCTACCCGGAGACATAGTCACCTTCACTGCAAGCGCAGCCGTAACGAAAGGCCAGCTTGTTAAAGTGACGGGTTCAATGACTGTCGGTCCGGCTGCAGGTGCAACGGACGCGGTTATAGGCGTTGCTGCCGGAAGCGCCTCTTCAGGCTCAAAGGTTCCCGTCATCATGGGCTGCCCAATAGTTTACGTGACCGCTGGCGGAGCTGTCTCAGCCGGCGCCGTTGTCGGCTCAGACGCTTCGGCAAGAGCGGTTGCAGTTTCTACTGCTGGAAACAGGGCTTTAGGCTATGCCTTGGAAGCCGCATCAGCTGCTGGCGACGTGATACTGGTGGCTGTTAACCCGCACGTGTATTAGAAGGGGTGATTGGCTATGGCTATGTTCCGTGACGCTTTCACTTGGGTTGACACGGGCGCAATAGCCTATCCAGCCCTGCACAAGAAGATAATTGAGCTAACCATGCCCGCCCTCGTGGTTAAACGCTTGTTCCCAGAGTTTCCGCTTGTAGCGGGTAAAACAGCAACATTTGTTAAGCAGCAAGGCTCAAGGGCTGCGGCGATCACCGAGGTCGCCGAGGGCACAGAGTTTCCAATGGACTATACGCCATATACCTACATAACAGTCACGCCATACAAGAAAGGCCTCAGGGAAAGGATAACCCGAGAAGCAATCGAAGACCTATACATACCCGTCATCGAGGACCAGCTGCGCCGATTAGCAAGGCGTATGGCCTACACAATCGATAAGGACTGCCAAACAGTCATAGACACGGCTGCAGCCACTACGATAACGGCTACAGGCAAAAGCCTCTCGGCAACGGGCACAGAGTTCACGATTTCAGGCGGGCTTGGAACAAAGGACATTCTGGCAGCCAAAGCCGCAATCGAAAACTACGGCTTGATACCCGACACGATATTGCTGAACCCGATAAACGCTAGAGACGTTTACTACCTGCCACAGTTCTCGCTATACGCCTACTACGGCGAGGAAGTCATACAAACCGGCGCCGTCGGCACAATCTACGGCATGAACGTCTACGTAAGCCCAGTCATACCGGCTGGAACAGCCTACATCCTCAGCACTGGACAAAACGCCTCAGCGGCCTACGCCCCGCTTGGGTTTTTCGTAATCAAGCGACCCTTGACAACCGACGTGGAAATCAAGAAGGAGATTGACGCCGTCGAAGTGGTGCTTTCAACAAGGTATGCGCCTGTAGTCACTTACGGTGAAGCAATCGTAAAGGTTACAGGCTTGTCAACAAGCTAAACAGCCTAACAATTTCCCATCTTTTCCAGTTCCCCTTTTTTGTTTTTCTGTTCCAGAGCCAGCCAACAAGCGTGGCTGGCGGAACAAAAGTGAGGTGAGTTAAAAAATGTCTGAAAACAACAAGAAGCCTAAGCGCGTGCTGTTCCACCTGATGAAGGGGCTGATCTACGGAAGCGTCATAGGCATGGTTTTCGGCTCAGCGCTTTATCTGCTGGCTTCAGCCGTAAACCAGATAGCCCCGCTGCCATTCGCCCCAGCAATTTGGGCAGCTTTGATTTTCGGCGCTTCCGTGGTAGCCGGAACAGCCGTCGAATACAGCGACTGGCTCGAAAGCCATGAGTAAACTTTCCATCCTCTGCCACGTTTTACACGGCTTGACGGCGGGCTTCCTAGCCCCTAAAGGGTGGCTTGGCTTAGCAATCTCCCTTTTTCTCTACGCCCAGTTCTTTGCTTATGAATATGTTGAAGAATCGAAAATCCGCGATGAAATGTTCCACGAGCTTCGCGAATGGAGTTTCGGCTTCATAATCGGCTTGGTGCTGGGCTTATGCGTTTAAGCCTTAAGCGTATCAAGCGTTTGAAGAACGTTTGCTGTATAGCCCTAAGCGTTTTCATGCTTGTCGCGGGGCTTTGGCAGCTTGAAATCGTGGAGATTCGGCTCTCGCTGGGGTTTAAAACGTTTGACTGGCCCTTCTACATGCTTCCAAGCGTCGGCATTTGGCTTGCCCGCGACATAATGTATGGCGTGATAGTCCTCGCGTTTATAATCCAATTTTTGAGCCTGTGGTTCTGGGATTAACATGACCGTGCAATATGTATCCGCGTCTGATGTTCAAGCAGCCCTAAACATGACATACGATAGCGCAAACCATGTTTACACGGTTTA